GAAGATTACTGGGCGTGGCATCGTCTTCAGAATCCGGAACCGCCGTCACGGATGGCGTCGATCGACGCTAAGGCGCGACCACGATTCAAGTTCACGGAACGTCAACTAGAATTAGCGATCCAATCTTTGAGGAAGGAACACAATGACGGACAAGCTTGACACAGACGTCAGGTTTAGCATCATCCCAGAATGGCTTCTTGACATGGATGTGTCAGATAAGGCTGTCCGGTTGTATGCGGTGCTGGCGCGGTATGCGGACAATGACACACAGAATGCGTTCCCTGGGCGCACATTACTTGCACGACGATTGAAGTGTTCTTTGAAGTCGATTGATCGTGCTTCGGAAGAACTGATCGCGCATGGGGCTGTGAGTCGGAAGCAACGTGTGAAGGATGGTAAGTATCAGTCTTCGATCTACACGGTGCATCGTGCTGGACCCCGCGTCACACACGACGCGACCCCGCGTCACACACGACGCGACCCCGCGTCACCAGTGACCCATATAACTAGAACTACTGAACTAGAACTACCTAACGATATATTTCGTCACTTCGATGAATTCTGGAACACGTATCCACGGAAGCTGGGGAAGGGTGAAGCGCGTCAGGCGTTCGCCAGGGCTGTGAACATTTATGGGCATGAAGTGATCATCGATGGTGTGAATAAGTTTGCTTCGGATCCGAACCTTCCGGCGAAGCAGTTCATTCCGCGTCCGGCTACATGGTTGAATCAGGAACGGTGGCATGACGAACCGTATCCTGCGGTCGATAAGAAGCCGTGGGAACGTCCGGCTGAAGTGCCAGGGCATCGTGATTGGGTGAAGGCGTTGCATAATCTGGATGAACATTATGAGTGCAAGCCTGGTGAATTTGGTTGTAAATAATTCTGTCTAGGACTTGACATACTTTTCTGAAATATGTGTATAATGGTTTACATGAACAGAAGGGAAGTCAAAATGACTAGAACACAAGCAATCGAAGAACTGGCAAAGCTGGACGACGCATACACGGAGAAGCTTCGTGAAGCACGTTTCTGGGCAAAGGAATACCGTCTGGCTGGCAGTGCTAGCAAGAACGTCAAGGCTTCACAGAAGCCAGCTATCGAAGCCCACTACAACAGGGCATGTCAAGATCAGGACGCGATCTGGGAACAGATGGTCGCACTGATGGAGACTCACAACATCGACGCATTATCCGAAGTTATCTAGGAAGGGAAGCTGAAATGATAAGGACCATAGACGAAATTGCCGAAGGCGCACTGAACGAACTTCGCGCAGACGCACGGACGATGATGGGGATCATGCTGGCAGGTACATCGTCGGTCAAGAAGACACAACAATATCTAGGACTGTTCGAAGACTTCCTGCGAAGCGCAGAACGGGGCGACGTGGACTTTGCACGCACCTACTACGTCCGCATCTTCGAAACATTCCGCAAGGAAGGAAACTGATCATGGCAACGAAGACACAGGTCACGCGGCTACTAGCCAAGCAAGGGGCAACCTGGTCGGAAAAGAAATTCTTCGACGACTACGAATTCGAATGTGGTCTACCCGATCCTTATGTCTGGAACAACGGACATGGAAACAGCGGAACCGGAGTCGGTGCGTTCGCACAGACCAAGATGCAAGGGGAGTCGATGGCAGACTTCTGGGCAGACGTGATGTCGATGATCAATCACGAAGTCATCGATCCGAAGCAAGGTTAGGAAGGCAGATCATGATGGGACCAGAAGGAACTATTCGTCACCGGCTACGCAACCTGGTCGAAGGGCAGGGTGGCTACTACCGTCAGGACACAGCCATGTGTGAAGACTGCGGCATGCACTACAGGTATCACATCACCGTCGGACTTCCGGACGACAGATCCTGGTCAAGCCCACACGGTGAATACAGCGGACTGTCGGTCAGGCAGGGTTGCCACGAAGATTCGATCGACTACTTGCAGACGATGTATGACCTGGTCAACTGCCCGATCGTGTTCGATTATGAGTCACTGACCGTTTAGACCGATCAGCACTATTCGCACACCTGTTCGAATGCAGGTATCCTTATGCGGTGCCAGTGATCACCTGCGAACGATGCGGATACGAATGGACCGTCAACAGCATCAGACGGAACAGTCGGCTGTGTACGTCATGCAGGGCACGGAAGGTCCAGACCGTCCACACGAAGGAAGGTAAGTGCATCCCGTGGCACGGCAGGTTCGCTGAAGACCAGATCACACCGATCGACGATGACGGGAATCCGGTCCTTCCAGGGATCAGGATCTGCCACCACTACGACTGTTGTGCGCCCAGCCACGTCATATCCGATGTCAGTGGTTAGTGTATAGACTAAGACCACCTGACAAGAAGGGATAGAAATGATCACCGTAAACTTCAAGGGCTTCATCAATGAAGTCAAGCAATTCGACTGGGGCACCGTGTACGACGTCGCACACTCCCAGATGCGGAAGACACCAGAAGGTAAGTGGGAAAAGATCGGCGCTGACTACTTCAGTGTCGTCGGACCTGCCGGATTCGAAGAAGGCAATCAAGTAGAGATCACTGGACGTCTGAAGACGAAGCGGTTCGATAAGCGTGACGGATCTAAAGGAATCAGTCTTGAAGTCCGCGCTGAAGACATGAACCTGATCCACAAGGGAACACAGCGTGAAGAAAAGGTCGGACATGCGGCAGTGAACGCCATCTGGGATGTGAAGCCACTCCCAGACGCAGATCAGCCGATCGATCAGGCACCGCCGTTCTAGAATAGAATGTGCTGTCATTCTTCGTGCCAGGTCGCCCAGCCCCACAGGGGTCGAAGCGACAGGTACGGGGACGGTTCATCGAAGCTTCTAAGTATCTTCCAGCATGGCGGAAGGTCGTCACAGAATATGCGATCTATGCCAGTCTGGAACATGATTGGGCACGTTTATCAGGTCCAGTCGAACTGCAAGTCGCGTTCTACCTGGAACGTCCTAAGTCGATTAGTTCTAGTAAGCGACCGCAACCGATCGTTCCACCTGACGTGGATAAGTTATGCCGTGCGATCGGTGATTCTCTCAGCGACGCAGGGATCTGGGATGACGACAGTCAGATCGTCAAACTGGTCGCCTTCAAGCGCTACGCAGATGATCACGACACTGGTGCGTTCATCTCAGTCAGCCAATACGACACGCCGGACCACGGGCTTCAACTATAGGTCGAATCTTCCACTATGGTCGGTTCTCAGAAGGGAGTACTAATGCTTGAAGGATTGAAACGCCCCGACATCATCAGACCGTGCAAGGTCAGAAGCATCCTGGACAGTCTGAACGATCGTGATCAGGAAATCCTGATGGAAGCACTTCTGGATCCAGAATGGAAGTCGCACACTCTGGCAGTAGAAATGACGAAGCTAGGTCTAACCGTCAGCGCTAATTCTGTTCACAAGCACCGGCAACGGTCATGCAGTTGCAGGCTGATCGACTAATGCTTGAGAATCTGAAGCCAGCACCGAAGCCACAGGTCCCGAAGGACTATCGTCCTGGTGTTGACTTCGACGGCACAGAAGGTGTCGCAACGACGCACGGTTACGAATCCGAACCGGAGAACTTCGACGAATTCCTGATCGACGCCGGTCTAGATCCTAAAGACATCGAAGTGATCCCACCAGTCCGCACCTCGAGGTGGCAACAACAGAAGGACGGCGATCTAGTCTGGCTGACGTCCTACAGGTTTACGTTCCGGAAGAAGAACGGCGAAATCGATCTTCCGCTTCTGATCCAGGAAGCAAAGAAGAAGATCAAGCCAGTCAAGTTAGGTAAGCCTAACCCGCGCTGTCTGGTAGTGCTGTGGTCAGATCTTCAAGTCGGTAAGGTCGATTACCGTGGCGACACACAGTCACTTCTGGAACGGGTCGAACTGACGAAGGCAAAGCTTCTTCGCATGATCCAGGACGAAAAGCCGGAAAAGGTCATCTTCGCTGATCTAGGTGACACGGTAGAGAACTTCTATAACGCGAACAGCCCACAACAGAATTATTCGAACGATCTGTCGATCATGGAACAGGTAGATCTGGCGACGTCGTTAGCATGGTCAACACTTCGTGCGATCGCAGAGATGGTGCCCGACGTCACCTATGCGTCGATCGGATCTAATCACTGCCAGTTTCGGATGAACGGCAAAGCGATCGGTAAACCGACAGATGACTGGGGAGTCTTCATCGGTCGTCAACTGGCACGACTGGCGACAGAAACAGGTGCAAACAATGTGCGCTTCGTGGAACCGCAACCGTGGGATGAATCCCTAGCGATCAAGGTATGGGAAGACGACGACACACACGTTCTAGGTGTTGTGCATGGGCATCAGGCACGTCGCCCTGACATGATGGCTACGTGGTGGCGTCAACAGGCATTCGGCAATCAGCCAGTCGCAGACGCTTCACTTCTTATACACGGGCACTGGCATCACTTACGTATTACAGAATTAGGGTCAACGCCACGTGGGACGTCAAGGTTCCTGGTCATGGGACCGACAATGGACAACGGATCGAATTGGTTTAGACAGACCACCGGCGAAGACAGCATTCCAGGACTTGCAGTTCTGATGCTTGAAAAGGGTGTGGACTACTCAGGGACGGTGCATAAGCTATGAAGCATGGCGAAGAATCAGTGACACCAGAGGAAGTCGCAACACTGATTGACATGAACAGCCTTCTATTCTTCAGTGCAAAGTTGTCACTTGCACAGGGAGACGGCATGATCGAACTGTCTACGGAAGAAGACGAAATGATCAGTCGGTTCCAGCGTGATGCCCTACTGATCCACGTGATCATAAGACGTTACCTGGGAAACGAATATGTAACTGATTATCTAGACAACTTGGAGATGATGACAGATGACAGCGAACAAGAAGACTGACCAGAAGATCCTGAAGCAAACGGACCAGTACGTCCGTGAGATGCGGGAACAGTCACAACCCGAACTGTGGCGTTCTTACTATGACCGTCAAGCGGAACTACTGAAGGAAGCCCGTGACACTTCGAATAAGTCTAAGTGAGTCGGATCTAGAACTGGCACAGTTCGTCGCCCGTCGATGCACTGACATGAACATGCGTCGTGGTGACGCACCAGCGTATGCGATGAATGCAGAACGCATGCAGGACAACTACGTGGCTAACTACGCATCCGCACGATGCGAACTAGCCACAGCGAAACACACGAACCGTCACTGGAACGCCGGATGGTGGAAGCCGGAAGATCATCACCTATATGCCGATCGTCCGGACGTCGGAGACAACATCGAAGTGAAACGCATCAGAGATCCACACCACAACCTTCTACTGAAACACAAGTACGCAATCCTGAATCACATCTTGGTCCTAGCGTTCAGTGACGACATCACACCACACCTAGTCGATCTGATCGGATGGAGACGTGGACCTGAAGCGTGGGAAGAAGCCACACCACCAGCGTGGGATCAGTCAGGGAAACTTCGTTTACTCCGGCAGGATCAGCTAACACAATTCGAAACAAAAGAAACATGACATCCTGGGGGTTCTCCCGTCCCTGTCTGAAATGCGGTGTGCTGACACAGGGGTCGTACTGCCCTGACCATCGAAGGAAAACACAAGAATCAAAGTCCCCCAGACGACAGTTGAAGAAACAGTTTCTTTACGGTGGCGATTATCAAAAGAAAAAAAAGATCTTGATGGGGACCCCTGGGGGCGTCTGTCATCTTTGCGGTGGGGGACCTACCCCGTCCGATCCGTGGGAAGCCGATCACATAAATCCTGAACAGGGTCACTACTCTGCATTAGCTAAAGCACACAGGTCCTGCAACCGGAAACGTGGCAACAAGCCCATGACACCACGCTTCAGAGACATCCCAGAACAGAACTAACGGCACCCACCTACCCGTACGGGGTTATATATGGGGACGGGTAATTTCTTCAAAGGGCAAAATCCACTACCCCGTCAGCCCCATGCAGAGATGTAGACCCGCAAAAGTCGGCATTTTGGGGGAAGGGTTCGGTAGGCTAGAAGAATGGGACAGATGGGGCGACCGCCGAAGCCGATAGAACAGAAGCGCATGCTGGGTAATCCAGGGAAGCGTGCTTTGCCGAAGGAAGGCGAAGTCCAGGTTCTGCCTGCGTCTGGTGCTGTGCCGGAACCGCACCGTCCGCTGGGTGACGCGGGTTATGCGATGTGGGATCGGATCTGGGGCGCAGGGATCCAATGGATTAGTCCGCAGACTGACATCGAACTTCTTCTGATGACGTGTGAGTCTTTGGATGAACGATCACGGCTGATGGAACTTGTCGCGTCGTCTGGTGAGTCGAAGGATCGGCGCGCGTTGCGTGCTTTGAATTCTGAGATCACTTCTAACCTGTCAATGCTGGGGTTCAGTCCGGTAGACCGTGCGCGTCTGGGTGTCGCTGAAGTGACGCGCAGATCGAAGCTTGAAGAATTGATGGCGAAGCACGGATGATCACGGTTGTCACTGGTCCGCCGTGTGCTGGGAAGTCCACGTATGTTCGTGAGTGGTCGGAAAAGGGTGACATCATCATCGACATGGATGCGATCGCTTCGGCGATGACTCCGTTCCTGGATGACGAACATGATTATTCGAACGAAGTGCGTCTGGTCGCTAGGGAAGCACGGAAGGGTGCGATCCGGTCGGCGCTGGGTTTAGGTTCGATGACTAGACACAACATCTGGATTATTCACACCAGTCCTGATCGTGAATGGTTACGACGTTATAGATCATTCAATGCGAGAATCAAGACGATAGATCCTGGACGGGATGTGTGTTTGGCACGACTGGCTGAACGACCTAAAGGGCAACACGTAAAGACACGTAGGGTAATCGATGACTGGTATCACGGACGCTGATGGGTGGGCACCACGGTTTCTGACACCTGTGGATAATGACCCTTCCCGTATGTCGCGTGCTGAAAAGGCGATCGAATTCATCGAACTGTTCGGTGTGATCACGAAGGATTCTGTCGCTGGTCAGTCTGGGTCGCGGTTGCATCTGATGGATTGGCAGAAGAATCTGATCCGTGCAATCTATCTGGACGATGGTGTGGATCCGAATCGCTATCAGTTCAGGCTGGCACACGTTATGGTTCCCCGCAAGAACGGTAAATCGGCGCTGGCTAGTCACCTGGCGATCTTCGACACGATCTTCGGTGGTGGCGGTGCGGAAACGTATAGTGTCGCGTCAACACGTGACCAGGCACGAATCGTATTCAACGAAGCGAAGAAGATTATCCAGAGTGACGAAGAACTAACTCAGATTACGAAGATCTACCGTGACGCGATCGAAGTGCCTTCCACTGGATCTGTCTATCGTGTCCTATCGGCTGAAGCCGGTGCCGCAGAAGGTCTGAACAGTACAAGTATCTACATGGACGAAACACATAGCTTCCCGAACCGGAAGATGTTCGACGTGATGCAGTTGTCGATGGCGGCACGTGGAAATAAAGCGCACATGGTGTCGATCACGACCGCCGGTGTGAAGTCTGATTCGACGGGGCGTGACTCTATTGCGTTCGAACTGTATAACTACGGTTTGGAACAGATTCGTCTGGCGCAGGCTGACATGGAATACGATCAGAACTTCTTGATGGCGTGCTGGACCGATGACGCTGATCACCGCGATCCCGAATCGTGGAAACGCGCTAACCCTGGGTTCGGTGTCCTGAACGATCCTGGCGACTTCGAAGCTTCGATGCGACGCACACCGGAAGCCGAATTCAGAACTAAGCGCATGAATCAGTTCTTGAGTGGTGCCCTGTCCTGGCTACCTGCCGGTGCGTGGGAAGCCTGCGAAGGTGGACAACCGATCACACCGGATGACGAAATCATTCTGGGCTTTGATGGATCCTTCAGTGGGGACTGTACCGCGCTGGTGGCTTGCACGGTTCAGAAGGAAGATCAGCCGATCAGGGTGGAAGTTGTGAAGCTGTGGGAACGCGACCCAGATCTTGACGACGAAGACTGGCGTGTAGATATTGCGGACGTCGAACAGACGATCATCAAGTATTGTCAGGATCACCCGAAGGTGGTCGAGATTGCGTGTGACCCGTTCCGGTGGCAACGATCGATGCAAGTCCTTCAAGACATGGGTTTGCCTGTTATTGAGTATCCGTCAACTTCGCCCAGACGCATGGTGGGTAGTTGCGCAAAATTTTTCGACATGGTGATGGATCACGATCTGGTCCATGATGGAAATCCTGCGATGGCGCGTCACCTATCGAACGCTGTGGTCAAGCAAGACAACCTGGGACCGCGAATTGTGAAGGAGAGTCGTTCGTCACCCAGAAAGATCGACCTGGCGGTAGCGGGTGTGATAGCTGTGGACCGCGCAACGGTCGCTAGAATGGAACAAGTAGTCCCACAGTTCTTCGGATAGGGTGGCGGTATGTCATTAGCGTTTCAACTTGTCGGTGTCACCGCCGTGACCGTGGGGGTTCTTCTTCTATCAATACCAGTGGGAATCATCGTGGGCGGACTGTTTCTCACTCTAATCGGATACGCCCTGGGACGATAACGTGATATTCAATAGGCTATTCGAAGAACGTGGCATCAGCTACCAGTCGATCTTTGCGGCAGGTGACGATATTGCATTCGGCACGATCAGTGGCACGAAGGTAGATTCCGACACTGTTTACACGATCAATGCCGTGTTCTCAGCGGTCAATCTGATCTCTACAACACTGTCAACGCTTCCCCTTGATGTCTTCATTCGTGTTGACGATGGATCTGGTCGCGCTGTTCGCCGTCCGTTTCGTCCGCGCCCTGACTGGGTGATGAAGCCGGACGTAGATCTGTCGCGTGAAGCCTTCTACTCTGCGGTATTCACTAGCATGCTTCTGGAAGGTAACGCCTTCATTCGCGTTTACACTAACCGGAGAAACGAAGTCGTCAACCTGGTCGTTCTGAACCCGCTTACCGTCAGTGTGAAGCGCACAGCGCTGGGTCGTTTGCAGTTCACCGTCGAAGGCGAACCGGAACCGTTGACTACAGATGACATGATCTTCATCCCTGATCTGATGAAGCCTGGTGCTGTCCGTGGTGTGTCACGTGTTCAGGCTTTGAAGGAATCCTTCGGACTTCACCTGGGTCTGGAACGATGGGCACAACAGTATTTCGGCAACGGCACGACAATGGCTGGCGTGATTGAGTACCCTGGGGCGCTTACAGAAGATCAGGCGAACGATCTCCGCACTGGCTTCGATGCTAGCCACAAGGGATGGCAGAAGGCACACCGCACCGGAATTCTTACTGGTGGTGCAACCTTCAAGCCAACACAGTCTGATCCTGAAAAGGCACAAGCGATCGAAGCACGTCGCATG